TTCGTACAATCTACACTAACGCGGTACAAGGCGCGAGCGCAACGGCAACTCCGGGCACATTCGACTTAGATGTTGATGCTAACGGTCGTTGGTCAGTAGAGAAGTTCAAAGGTCTTATGTTCCAAATCGAGCAAGAAGCTAACGCGATTGCTAAAGGCACAAGACGTGGTAAAGGTAACATGGTTATCTGTTCATCTGATGTTGCTTCTGCACTTCAAATGGCAGGTGTCCTAGATTACACACCAGCTCTTAACTCTAACTCACTAAACGTTGATGATACAGGCAACACATTTGCTGGTGTTCTTAACGGACGTTACAAAGTGTATATCGACCCATATGCAGGCGCTAACTACATGGTAGTAGGATATAAAGGTTCATCATCTTTCGATGCTGGTCTATTCTATTGTCCATATGTGCCATTACAAATGGTTCGTGCAGTTGGTGAGAATTCTTTCCAACCAAAAATCGGCTTTAAAACTCGTTACGGAATGGTTTCAAACCCATTTGCAAAAGGTGCAACTCAAGGTACACCTCCGGGCGAACTAGAAGCAGACACAAACGTTTACTACCGTCGTGTAATTGTAAACAACTTGTTCTAAAAGCAAGATATCGGTTAACGATACTAACTGGGGAAGCTTTCGGGCTTCCCTTTTTTTATGCGAGATAGTCTGGGAGATATGACGCTTTAGACAAAAAGTCATTATATGAATCTTCGACTTTGTCTTGTTTGTAGAATAACCATTTGTGTATTCTCTGCCATATACTCTTTTCTACCATTGGATAACCAAACGAAAATACTATACATTCATAATGAGTATAGTTACGATTAGTTTGTATATTCCAAAATTTAGTAAGTTCTAAATCAGTATATGGTTTTTGTCTGCGTCTTTGTTGTGGTGCTTCGTTATATTTTTGGTCGTCATAAACAATGTGTAACGTTATACCACCTTCAGACCACCAAGGTATTTCATGGCACGGTCTTTCAACAGTGTTTATCGTATTATCGTACCAGTGGATATTACAATTAAGTTTATCTACTGATTCAATAAATTCTTTCTTTTGTTCTTTATTATTGAATACTACTCCAATATACCTATGCTTTGAGTCGTCATGCCCTTGGCAACTAGTAAATGTTAAATAACCTTTCGCGTGCAAAGCAAGTACACCCTCCTTCACACGCGGTTCTAGGTTTTGTTCAATAATATCAGAATATTGGCTTACAAAAGTACTAACGTAATTACCATCTTCATCTTGGAAACAATAAGTTCTTCCGTTGATTAAATGATCGTTACCCTTAACAAACATCGCGTAACGATGCCCATCTTCAGCTGAATTGAGTTGTGGCTCGTTTGATTCTTGCTGTTGATAATAAGGTACTGTAATTTCGTATTGAGGTCGCATTACATTCCTAATGCATCCATGTACAGTTCAGTAATAGCGTTTTCATTATCAACATCGTCACGATTACGTTTACGAATTGAAACGATTTTGCGTAGGATTTTTGCTTCGTATCCACGACCTTTTGCTTCAGACATTACTTCTCTAATTTGGTCAGCAACCGCTGCCTTTTCTTCTTCCAAGGTTTCAATCCGTTCAATAAACGCACGTAATTCGTCCGCTGTTACACTTGCTGTATCATTCATTATGTATTCCTTTTCAATTTGTAGTATTTATTGTAGGTCTGTTTGACCTCGTTTAATTCTGGATGACGATGTATCCATTGCCCTGTTGAGGAATCAAATTGTTCTCGAAAGAACCTATCCATTACCTCGTTACCAGTATCAATAGATGTATCTACTTCCAGACATTTCTTATCAAACTCAGCATCCGACATTATTTCAGAATTTTCAATTTCATAAGCATAAGCGGCTATACTGAGTTTGATGCGAAGGTGCGTCTGCTTTTCGACAGGCGAACCCCATTTAGTAGGTTTATCTTCTTCGTGAAAGAATGATTCTAACGACATTTATAATTTACCGTCTTCTCTCATTTGTTTACGGATTTTAGTAGCCGATATATCATGTATATCTTTACCTAAATCATGTTCAGTAAATGTATATCCAACACCACGGCCATAACTAATATCTACAATGTTTGGCACTTCAAGAATTAAATACTGGTTTCCATTGTAAAAGCCATGTGGGGCTAATCCTTTTTCAATATTAGCAATTACATCAATAATACCAAAAGGATTATCATCTTGTTTGGCAGTACGTCCTGCGCCTGCGTCACCTTCAAAATTAAACACGTCACGGATCATAATAACAACTTGACCTGTAACTGAATGTGCACGTTTAAACAGTTCAGTATGTCCATCGTGCCATGGCTGCCATCTTCCCAACATTTGTACTGTTGGCTTTTTATAATCAAACATCATTAATCCTTATATGTCTTGCGATAGCATCGGCTAAAGCTTCATCTGTGTTATCAAACCATTTTTCTACATGATAATTTACGTTATTAATAAGTGGTGTCTCAAACATTTTATTCGTATCTTTAAATCGACCTTCTTTAATAGTGTCCATCCATACAGTATAGTCAGCATCAAAAATAGCCCTAGTAACTTCAGTTGGACAAACAAAGTCACATATAACTGTACGATCATGATACTTTTCGTGGTTAGCAATAGATGCCATTCGATGTGCTTGACGATATCTTGCTGCTTCAGAAAATTCCCAGTCATTAGCCATACGACGTATTTCGTCTGCATTAAACCAAGCACATTCTAAACGTTTTTGTAATCGTTCGGCTAGCCAAGTTTTACCAGAACCCGGCAAGCCAAAAATCAATATTTTCATTAATTAGTCCTCATCTCCAAGATTAACGTTGGACTCTGTAACGATCAGTGAGCCAACTACAACGAATATATATAAAGAAACTATGCCTGCAAAAAACTGATAACCAGCAGACCAAATTAAATATGTTGATAATGCCATAACTGCGTTATGTAAAAATTTCCAATTAACAGGAATATGGTCAGCATATGATAATTCAACATCCCATGCGGGACTGAGTACTAAGATGCTTACTTTTACAAATTGAAACAGTGCGTATAAGATAGGTAATGCGCTAAGGAGTAAGTAATAGGGATCATCAAAATATTGATAGCCAATAATTCCACCGAGATGAAAGCCAATATAAATTAAAGTATAGTTCATTTGTTATATTCCACGAATAATCATTAAAGGATCTAATGCAATGAGGATTAGACCAAATACTAATCCCCATGCAATAACTTGTGCGTAAAGTTTAAGCATCAGCCATGTCTAATGCGACAGTCAATGCATCAACTTTACGTTTTGCGTTTCCACCAAACCATGCAGAAGCCATACGCGAGTCAGCTGAACGACCTAAGTTATGGTCAGTCATATATGTAACTGCGTTGTAGGCATTCCACCAAGTTCCGGGTGCATATTCGTGCCCAGGTTGATCCTCGACGATAGCCATCGCATCTTTAGCAGTACGAGCCAAAGTTTCTTTTTCCTTTGTGGATTTTCCAAACACAACACCAAAGAACTCAGTAAGTTTCTCATCAGTGTAACGTTTTGAACCAAGAAACTCTGCGGCATTTTTGAATTCCTCAACTTTATTGTGACCAATACCAAGGATTTCTTTTACACTTGCTGGATCAAACACTGAACGATGATTTACACGTACAGATGGTTGACCTTTTTCATGTAAAGCCACTGCTAATGTGTTGTTACAAACTACACGTTCCATAACAAATTTGATGTCAATGGATTTACCATAGATATGTGGATTAGAAAATAGTAGGTAACCTTTTACCTCATCTCCACCAAATAGTTCAAAACCATCTTGTACATCTGCTAATGCCCATACCAAACGTCCATCTTTAAGAGAACCTGCGGTATCCATTTGCATATCGCCACTTGATACGAATTCAGTAAAAAAGTCAAATGCATCAGCATTTTGAACAGGGTTCCAACCTTTACCAACTTGTGTTAGTACTTTTCCGTCAGTTGAACGAATAAGCGCTTTTTGACCAGTTGCTACAACATCGCCTTTCCAACGTGCAAAGCATTCTGATTCTTCAACTTCCCAGTCAAGACCAGCAGCTTTCATCATTTCTTGTGGTGACATATCGTCTGATACCGGTGTACCAAGACCATGCCAAGGTAGACCTTTACTTGCGCGGTAAGCCATCTGAGCTTGACCGTTAACCATTTCTAGTTCGTGAGACATTTCATTTCCTTTTCATTTTGTATATAACTAATATAACTGATTCTATTGAGAATGTCAATAGTTGTTTTCATTTTATTATCTAACTTCGTAACCAAGAACGTCTGCGACAAAATCTTTACCAAGATCGTTTGCAAATGCCACGATTAATTCTTCACGTGGTGCAGTGTCCATTTCATCAATATGTTTTGCTAATTTTTGAGGATCGGCTGCTTCATAAAGTGCGATAGCAGTGTCAACATCGTTTACATCGTCAATGTACAAGTTATGGAACTCGCCATAATTTCCAGCCAACTCAATAAGTTCGGCTTTAACAGCTTTTACGTTTGATAAGATTTCGTAGTTTAACATTTTAGTATTCCTTTATTTGTTGATTCTAATATACCAAATAAAATAGTAAATGTCAATAGTTAATTTCATTTCATACGAAATTAATGTACGGTTTGATTTGGCATTGGTAATGAGTCAATCATTTCCGTACCGTGATCTCCGTAACCAGATCTACATATGTCGTATATAGTAACAAATGAAGAATCAGAATAAGACTCTATTTCAGCAACGAAACAATGCTTTAAATGTGGTCTAATAAATTTGTGCATATATTCAAATGCTTCTCTGCGCGTCTTCCAAGAAACCGCTTGTGTTAACTCTAAAAAGTTATGTGCAGAAAACAACATTCCTACTCCACCCATTTCCTCATCGTTTCGTGTACCTAAAAATACACCGTCGTCTGGATCAATTATTATGTACTTCAAGTGGATACCCTTTAAACCCTTCCCACCAATATGGTGCTATTCTACCTTTTTGCCATACCGCGAATTCCTTAGCAGCATGATAATAATTACGATATGCCTGTACTGGATTACCTTCAACTTTACATTCTGGATAGTGGTTCATAGCTTGAGGGAACTCAGTCAAACCAATGTCTGGTATGTTTGTAGGAGGTGTAGAAAGGATATCTTTTAATTTGTTTATAGTCATATGAGTCTTTTTATACCTTAGTTGGAACTCATCAGAAAGCCCTAAAAGGTGCTCGTAGTGCCATATATAATTGGCCTTAGATGCCATCGTCCATACCGTACATGGATGTGCGTGATGAACAGCTTTATATAGTATTTCTTCCATGTTTCCACTGTTGTGAACATAGTATTTTACCATACGTTTGCCAGATTTTGAAGGTCGTTTTTCCATATAACCATCAAGCATACGATGTGCAGTGGACAACATTTGACCTGCCTCAACTATCATTTTTGAGCAGTGCTTGTCACACATCATTTGAGCCGCTTCGCGCGGCTCTTCTGATAAGACGAATATATTCATATTACTTTCCCATTATTTTATCATGCCATTCAGGGTTTTTGTTAGCAAGAATTGCGTGAGGAGTCATACCAAACAAGTAAGCATTTGCGTAATCTTCAACTGTGTGATTAGCAATAAGTTCTTTAAGAAACTTTGCTTTTGTAATCGGTCCTTTATATTTAAACCGAGCGATGAAAAGATCCTTACCTTTTCCAACGTTTGAAGGATGGATGCGAGGATGTGCTTCCCATACTGGACGACCTTCATAATCGCCTTGGTACATTAAGTATCCACCGTGGTAGCTGAACTTTGTTTTGTCAAATTTTGTCATAATATAGTTTCCTTATTGATTGATTCTAATATAACCAATTTCATAACGAATGTCAATAGTTAATTTTATTTATTTCCAAGAAGCTTCAAGTGCTTCAAAATTTGACAACATATCTTTCTTTTCTATCAGTAGTTTTTCCAAACTATGAAGGGCAGCAAATTTCTCATCAGCCGCCCCTTCGTTAATTGCTATTAACGCATTTTCAATAACTTTTATATCGTGTGCTACTTCAACCATTTTGATTCTCCTTTAATTTAGAATCAATATATCACAGTTTATAGCAGATGTCAATCTATACTACGCGTGGTTCTTGTGGTTCTTTAAAATGAATTCCAATCATGTCTAATACGTCTTGGTATTTTGCCATTTCTAAGATTTCTAATTCCATTGCTTCAAACACATCAGGATGTTCGCCAATACCTGCAGGGTTTGCAAGATATACTTCGACATTCATTTTATGTTTATCAATGTGACCTTGTGCATGTGAACGCATAGCTTCCAACATTTTGTTTCTATCAATCATATTATATTCCTTTTTGCTTTTTATATTCTTTACGTACTTTTAAGAAGTGTTCTAAATAATCATACGTGTTTACTTTAAAAACTTGAGGCTCTGAACCATCCACGGTAATCAGAATCACACCTTGTTTAATTGGTATGCCGGTTCGTTCATAAAACGCTGCGGCATAAAAGGATGCTTGGATAAAATAACTTGTAATCCATTCTTCCTTTTTTGGTTTGCGAGATGTTTTAAAATCAACGATAGATAGTTGACCATCAAACTCTGCAATACAATCTACTTGTCCCGCACACTTAAGGCGATCACTATATAGAAATTCTTCTTGGAACCAAACATTGTCTAAACGTTCATCCAAAATTGTTTTAAGATCATTAAACGAAGCGATGTTTGCAGGCATAGCACCTTTAGACCATCCTTCAACGTTATCAATATAATCTTCTGCTAATTTATGGACCGCAGTCCCTCGTGTGGCAGCTTGAGTAGAAATTCTATTTGCCTCTGCCTCACCGACACGTTTACGCCACTCAAGAATACCTTGTTTACTTAATATGCCAAGTACTGTGGTTATTGATGGATATGCTGATCCATCTGGCGTAAAATATCTTCTACCTGCTTCGGTAGTTTTACGTGTTAGTTTTGGGAGCACTACATCGTGCTCTACATGATTAAACATAATATAAACCTCAAGTTAATTTAAATCTATAATATCATAGATTCAATCAAATGTCAATAGTTTTATACTGCCTCAGCGTCCATTGCTTCTTGGTATAACGTTTTAATCGCGTCTGTCCAAACTGCATTGCATATTGCTTGTACTTCAGTGCTTTCGCCTGAGATGTCTGTGTCACCCCATGTGCCTGCAGAAGTAATGTTTCCATCTTCATCCACAACATCAGGTGATTTAGTTGAGCAAGATAAAGCGTGACGATGGAATGAGCGACTGATTTCTGTG